AGCGGCGCCCGGATTGGCCGAGAGACCCGTTCCCCCGTTCGAGACAGCAACCGTACCGGTGAGCTTGGCCGCACCTACGGACGTGACGTCCGCGTCGACGATGAGCGACGCCGCCGCGTTCTGCGCACCCGCGACGATGTGCGGGATGCCCGTGCCGGTGGGGACCGTGCCGGCGCCACCCGTCACCGTCACGGTCGTACGCGCGTTCGTTGGATCGTCAACGACGGTCGCACCGACGAAATTGATCGTAGTCTCGGGGGCTAGCGCCACACCGCCTACTTGAACCGATGAGTAGGCCTTGAAAAACTTATCTAACCAAGACATTGCGAGCCTTTCCGCCGCCCTTCGGGACGACGTGAATTAAACTTTGTGCGCCGCCGTCAAAGAGGCATGCGCGGGTTCTTTGGGGTTGTGTTCGCGGTGGCGTTGTTCGCGTGCGGCGGGCCGGTGGAGGGCCCGTTGCACGTCCGCTTCGTTGGCTCACCAGAGGGGCTCGTGTTCACCGAGGACGCCGCGGCGCAGTGGAACGCCGCTTGCGGGCGCATCGTGGTCGTCTTGTCGGATGAGGGGTGTCCTCTTGAGGAGGTTGGGGCTATCGCCGGAGTAGACGTAACTGGACTGACCTCGCTGCACAACGCGTCTCCCCAGTGGATGCACGTCGATGCCCGCCAGTCGTTGCCCGTACGCAAGGAGAACATCGCGCACGAAATTGGACACGCGCTGGGCTTCGGCCACTACGCCCACCCCGGCATCATGAACATTGTAACCGACCCGTCAAAGGAGCCCCAGGCCGAAGATTGCGACCTAGGGCTCCTGCGTTTTTAGTTACGGGCGGTACTGCATCACACGGATGCGCGAGCACGGTCCAGAGGTGCCCGCGGTCGAGCCGAGCACCGTCGCGGACGAGGCACTACCCTGCACCTTCACAGTCACGGATCCTCCGCCTGTGACGGGATAGACTCCCGAGGCGGTTCTGGCGAGTAGGTCGGTGGACGTGACCTGCTGTTGGTTGTTCAAATTCAGTCGCACCGTTGTGCCGTTGTCGATTGCCGTCAGGTCCGTTAGCAGGGTCTGAGTTATGGTCGCGTTCGCGACCATCCAAGCGTCAAACACCAGGACGTCCCCAATGGCAACGTTACTCAGGGTAATGCTCATGCCCGGCACGTCTCCGAAGGTCGTAGGCACGGTCGCGTTCGTAGTGAGAATCTGCTGAGTAATCGTCACGAGGCGATTCGTAACCTGCGCGAGATTGATCTTCGTACTAAGCGAGAGGGCGGCAAACTGGATCTTGTCTGCTAGGTTCGAGAGATAGGTGTTCAGCTGATCGACGGTGAAGACATCGCCATTGCTCGGCTGCGCCGCGAACGGCAGAAGGTTGGTGTCCTTCGCAGTGCCACCTCCGGCGTACGCGCCATTGCCAACAGAGCCCGTGAGCGTAAACGATGTCGACCCCGTGACTGCGATAACGAACGTGCCGTTCGCAGCAGTGTTGCCGGTGGCTCCCGTGATGACCACCGTGTCGCCGTTAGCGTAGTTGTGCACGGCGGACGTAGTGATCGCAATCGGCGTGGAGTTCGTCGCGTTGGTGATTGTGGTGGTGGCAAACTGCGTGATGTTCGCGGCGTTGCCTTGGTAGGGGCTAGACATAAGAGCCTGTCACGTCCCGGTTGGGACATAAGATTGTTGATAGATCGCAACACCGTCACAGACGACCGAGAATTTATTTAGCCCGGTCGTGCGTGCCGGGACGCTTTGGGCTCCTACGGTCTTCGCCCACGCGGCCCAATTGCCGTCGGGGTTGCCTGCACCGATGGAGGACAACGGAGAAAATTCGGCTCCCGGAACTCCAGTGCCACCCCCGAAGGCGAAGACGATCCAAGGGAACGACGTATGCGCAGACTTCCAGGTTCGCACTAAGGATCGGAGCCCTGCCACGTAGCCGGAGGATTGGTTGCAGCCCCAAGCCATTGTTGCGACGTTGGCGCCACCCCAAGTCAAGCTGGGTGTGCCCCAAGCGGGCGCGGGACCGATGGATGGATAAGACCCTACAGCCCACGCTAGGGATCCATTGTTCACGTCAGACACCGCTGATGGATTGGCGATGACAACCGACGTAGGCGAGACCACAGACGCGATGGTAAACACCCCGTTGTTCGCCGACGTTGCAGCCCCTGTAATCGTCAAGACTCTTGTGGCTGCGGTCGTCGGCACACCCGACAAACCTGTGACGGCAGAGAAGCCATTCACCGGCGCGCCAATGGAGGCGGCCGCGCCGGTCGTGCCAGGGACCACGGTGAAATACAAAACAAGATACGCCGATTCGTTCGTATAGAGTCCGTCCCAATTCCAGTTCGCAGGGGCCGTACGCAGGCGCGCAGGAGGACCTCCTAGCTGAGACGTATTGTAGTACGTGTCCCATGCAGAGTAGGCCCCTCCGGGTGTGGACGTGACTACGGTTCCGATGGGGACTTGGCCGGCGTACGTGGTAGGGGTCGAAACGTATCCGAGGACCTGCTGCAAGATCGAACGATTTGAGCCCGCCCGTTGCCACGTATCAAAGGCTCGTTTGAGCCGTGATGCGAACGCGGCGTTTGCTTCGTTCGGGCCTTGAGCCATGACCCGATCGTTGCCGAGATACGGCAATGCGGATGCGTCTCCTCTTCCGGGCAACCTCGCTGTAATGGCTTGGTTGAGCTTCTCGAGCAAGAGATCGGAAGAGAGCCCAATGGTGTAAAGGATCCTTTCCGCTACACCGCCTGAAAGCCACGGAGGGGAGATCTGCTTTACTACGTCCCTTTGCTGATGACCTAGATCAGTAGCCATTAGATACCCGTAACGGTTATGAGGGTGCTCGCCAGCGTAGCCACGTACGTTGATCCTGGATACGTAAGGTCCACAGCGCCGCCGTTGATCGTAATGTTAGATGAGGTCACAACGTACGACGGAGCTCCGTTGACGGAGCCTGCTTGATGCATGACTCCAATGATGTCGTTGTACGAGAACGTTCCCGCGTTACCTCCGATCGCCAAGCCTGCAAAGTAGTTCACTAGCGCGACTTGCACGGCGGTCTGATATGTATTGACCTGTGCCAAGGGCACAATAACCGATCCGACCACGGCCACAGGGAAAGAGGTAGCGGCTTGCGTGATAGCCACCTTGCCGGTAGGCACACAATTCGATTGAAGGACCGCGTCGACTTCTCCTAGATCTCCCCCTTCTACGACGCCGCCGCCCGTGTAGGAAGCATTCGAGGTAGTGCCATTCAGCGTGAAGGTGCTCGCACCGGTGGATGCGATAACGAAGGTGCCGTTCGCGTTGGTGTCTCCGAGGACACCGTACAACGTCACGTAGGCGCCGGTAGAGAGTCCGTGTGGGGTTGCGGTAGTAATCGCGATCGGGGTACCAGCCGCGGCCGTGATGCCAAGGTTCGACACACCGGTTACCGGGCCCGCGGCGTTCGCGATCGTCGTCGTTACAACCCCTGCAAGTGCAGACACGAGAACCCGTGTGATGGGCGCGCTTAGAATGACGGCAGGTGTTTGCGCCGCCAAGATCTGCGATGCAGTGAGGGCAAAGTATTTATACGCGCCCGCCGCACCGTTAGGCGCGAGGCTTTGGATCTTCAGCCGACACCGAGCCGCAACGGAAACGTTGGACTCGTAGCCTTGCCCGAAGAACGCGGCGGGGTTCGAGACAGTGACACCAGACAAGACTGACGTAGCCTGGGTGATAACACTAGGTGCAGAGGTCCCTCCCGGGCCTGCCAGATCGGCTACGAATGCAGCCACGGTGCAAACGTTAGTGGTGCCTCCGGACGTGTACGCGCCGGAGCCGTTCGATCCGTTCAGCAGAAACGAAGTCGTTGTGAGGACGGTGATCGTCCACATACCATTCGCCGCGGTGTTGCCTAGGACGCCTGCGATCTGAACCGCGTTCGACGAAGTCAATCCGTGAGCCGAAGCCGTCGTGATCGTAATCGGTCCGGTGTTGCTCGCGAACGAAACGGACCCTCCAACAAACTGCGAAGCCGAGATAGTGAGGCTTGCGACGTTAGAGTATCCTGCACCCGACGTTGGATTGCCAACGTGGTACGTGCCCGCAGCATAGGGCCCGTAGGTGTTAGTCGTCGAATTCGCAATAGCAATTGATCCTGGCGCTTGCTGAGCTCCGATACGTTGCACGTTGTAAACGGAGTCCGACAACACGTCTAGCCACGTGACTACGCCGTTGGGATTCTGACCGGCGACCGAGGGGTCCGGTGAAACCGGCTGCACTACCGTGACCCCGTTGACGGCCGTTGACGACACGGTTCCGGACGCCGCGAAATCCAAGAAGCCTCCTTGCGCCATGATCGACACAGCCGAGTCCGCCTGCGCGAACAGTTGTGACGTGATAGCGAAGATAGTTCTCGCGACCCCTCCGACTTGCCATGACGACGTTTGGAGCTGCAGCGTAACCGCATTCGCCAACATCTGGGATAGCCACGTGCCCGTTGGTGGCGTAGCTCCGGGGGAGGTAAGAGAGATTCCCGACGTCGCAGGAACGAAGAGAGAATTGATGTCGATGAAGGGCATGTTATTGACCTACGGTAAGAACCGTTGTGGTGACTGCAGAGATAGACAACACAAGAGGGAAAGGCCCGATACCGTCCTGGATGACAAGGCTAACAATCAGGACATTCGCGACAAGTGTTACAGCCGCAGTCGCGGCAAAAACGCGTTCGTCTTTGAGGCACTCGGCCTCTACGCCCGTACGGATTTCTCCTAGGTCCGCTCCAGACAAATCGTCGTTTAGAAATTGGCTCAGATCGTAACCGTAATTGGCATCCTCTAGAAGCCTACCACGAGGTGTTGACAGCCTGCGTGAGAGCGCCTGGCCGAGAAGCAATCTCCCCGACACCTCAAATCCGTTCGCGTCTATATCCGCAACGCACGAGAGGTCTGTGCCGTAATCAGCCATGATGCTACCCCGTCTTTACGTTGGATGAGCCGAGACTAGGGAAGAGGGAGGACGCATTCGGCACCTTTGCCAAAAGCGCGGCGGAGATAAGAGGGACCCAAGCGGCTGCAACGGATGTCACAAGGGATCCCGCCACAAAGTTTGCGGCCTGTGCGGCAGCAAACGGCGCCTGTGCAATCGCAGTCGGCGGAGGGATGTACGAAGTGTTGGAGTACACCGTGAGGGCGTTCGTCATGGCAAGAGTCGTGAACGTCGCAGGCAATGCAGGCACTAAGCCGATGAACGCAGACATGAAGTTATAGATCAATACGACCGTCGCTTCGAGCGTCATGACGTGCTCGGTCGCAACCTGGAAGCCCGCGGTGATCGCAACCGAAGCAGGGGTTCCTAGGATGGACATGACGAACGGTCGCGACGGGTCTCCATTGATGAACGCCACTAGGCATCGTGACCCGGGGAAGAAAGGAGACGTCACAACCTCGCCTAGCAAGCTCGGTCGCAGCTCGATATTAGCCAGACTCGGAAGAGGTATCGTCGTATCGACCGGATCGCAATTGACCGTTGACCCCGCCAACGACTGTACCGAATACTCGTAGATCCCGTGGTACGTGAGTACCGGGATTTCTTGCCGGATGATTGAGCGGAGGTTCGTCAGTAGACGATCGAAAACATTGGGAGGGACAATCGCGCTCATTGCGAGCCCGTGCCGTCAGTGAGGACTTGGACTCTTAGCTTTCCATCGTTGTCCATTGCGATCATAGTAAGTCCAATCTGCTGAGCCTTCGTGACTGCGTAATTGGCAAACGTGCGGCCAGGAACCCAGTCGGACAGGTTCTCTGTTGCGATCTGAAACCAACCGCGCCCACCAGACCAATCGGTGACTTGGAAAGGGGTGCTGATTGGGGCAATAGTGCGGTTGCCAATTTGGGTGACCCCCGCATTGTCAACCCACCATTGTTGACCTGCAAGCTGCCGGAGCAACCGAGACGCGGGGGCTGTCTCGCGCGCATAGTTAGTCCCGACAATGTAATCGCTTTGTACGCGCACTGTCTCGCCTACAAGTGCAGCCGCATCGGAGAGAAGCAACGAAAGGGGAATGCCTTTCGGGTTGCTGTAACCCTGGGCTGGAATAACCTTTCTCCAACCCCCTACGCCCCCTACGATACGTGTGGCGCGAGTCCCGGAAAAGCTAGCCATGCGAAAGACAGACCCCGTAAGCGTGAGGTCCCCTAGCGTGAGTGTCGACACCAATGGGATAACATCGGGCACCGCTAGGGTCACGTCCGCGCACCAAGTGCCGTACCAAGGAATCGTAACGTGTGCTACTTGGATGCGCTTACCGTTTAGCGCAGCGAACGGAGTCGAGGGCATGGGGATCCTTTACGGGCTAGCAGCCTGCTTCATCAGTTCGGCGATCTGCTTCTGTTGTGCGTCCGCTACTGGATCCGCAACGTTGCCTTGCGGCGTGTTACCTGCGTTCGACTTCGACCCCGTCGGGGTCGAGACTGCAGATGCTTTCGGCGGTGGGAAGTATTCAAGCAACGCCACGGTGATCGTGTAGAGCTGATTCCCTTCATGGACGATGTTTCCGATCTCCTCGCATACAACCGAGTTGACGTTGATATCCGCAAGTGCCGGATGATAGATATCTACCGCCTGTACTGTGCGTTTCGTCGGATCGTATTGGAACAACAGCCGGAACGTGTCCCATGCCATGAAGTGTGTTGCCGTCCACAGCTTGAAGACAATCGACCCCTTCGCCGGCGGACGGGCAATGTATGTCACGGTGGCGCCAAGCGAGCCCTTGCCCTTTTTGACGTCCCACTCATTGACTCGTTTGAATTCCCCTACCTTGCAAATGCCAGGGGACGTGGTTTGCCCGACACGGACAACGTCCCATTTTTGAGGATTGTCGATCGGGTTTACACCGCCAGAAGACATGACTTACAAACCTTCCATGAGGGCAATGCGCTCGAACAGTAGCGCGAGGGCTTCTTCCGTCAGATTCGCCGCGTCCTTACCGCCTCCCTCGATGACGATAGCCCCGGGCTCGACATTGATAGTAACTCCTCCGCCTCCGCCCTTGCCACCACCGCCCCCGGACATGCCGGAGGAAGCACCGCTTGCGGCGATCTTACCAAGTCCCGCTGACGACGCTTGGACCTGTGGTGCCGAGTTGTCGACGCCTTGCGCAACGCCTTGACCCATATAGTGCCCGAGCTCCATCATTACCTTGGAAGGCGAGTGAATCCCGAGAACGTTTTTGAACGTGTTCTTCGCAGAGTCCGCGATGCCCTTGACGGCGTTGACGACGGCACCTGCGCCCGACGTGATGCCGGATACAAGACCGCTAACGAAGTCCGTGCCTAGCTTGATCGCGCTCGTGACGAGACCAACGATAATGCTATCGACCTTATTTTCGACTTCAAGGAACGCTCCAATGACCAACCATATTCCCGTCGCAACCGCAACGGCAGCCACTTGGCAGAGCAAGAAGAACCCGACGACCACAGCGAGTGCAACGGCGACAGTCATTACTGCGGCCTTCAATCCCTTGAATAGCACGTTCAAAGCGAACATGACCGCGGTGTTATTCTTGAGATCGAGAAGCCACTTCAAGATGGGACGCAACGCGATATAGCTCTTCAAACCATAGATCACGACATCCAAAAGAAAGCGCTTGATGTACGGGACAACCTTCGTGGCGAGGGCGAATACTTGTTTGAAGAACCCCCCGATGCCTACAGTGAGCGCCTGGCCGGAAGCCTTGCCTTGACCGAAGATATCAAAGAGGTCTTTGACCTGATCGAGGAACGGGCCGACATCGATCGACTCGAACATCCGCATGATGTTCTCTTGGAACTTGCCCCACACGTTCGTGAGCGAACGACCCTGTTGGGCAAGGGCGCCAGCACCCTTGTCGGACGCGGCACTCTGCAACGCGTCCCCGAACTTCGAGGCGTCGATGGTCCCTGCTTTGAGGCCCTTCGTGAGCGCCCCTTGCGAGATACCCATTTGCTTCGCGAGGTCACCGATATTCAAACCTACGCCTGCAAGCTGCTTCTCTAACTTTTTGAACGGGATGGAGAGCTTCGAGCCGGTCTCGGCCGCGGCGTTGACCTGTCCAAAGAACGTCGCGAATTTTTCCGCGCCTCCATCGGCCATAGCCCCGGCGGACGCGGCAGCGCGCGTAAGCCCCTCTAGCTGATCTTTACCGGTGATACCCAGCGTGAGGAACGTTTGCACCATTGGGGCGAGCTGAGCCTTAGTCTGGCCAATAGAGTCCCCAAGCTTGTCCATCATCGCGACGGTTTCGAGGCCGGAGATTTTCCCTTCTCCGAGTACATCGAAAAGACTAACCATCTTGGCTCGAGCCTCGGAAGCCTCGATAGCCATTGTCACGCCCGCGAGGACGACGATACCAATAGCCGCCGCGGCGGCGGCTGCGGCCTTTGCGACCCCTAGATATCCCTCTTTGGCAAGCGCGAAGACTTCCTTGTTATCCTTCTTGAGTTGAGCCGCTTGCGACTTTTGGGTTGCAGCGAGCTTGACAGACTCGGCAATAGCCTTCTCTCTAATCTCTACGGCTTTCGTCTCTGCCGTTGCGGCAACCTTCGCGGCGTTGGCTTCCGCAAGCAACCCTGCGGGAATCTTCTTTTGAGCCTCTTCCAGCGATGAAGAGCGCTTGGCGAGGACGAGGTATTCCTTTGACATCATGCCGTTGATAGCCGACGCTTTTAGCATCGCTTTTTGCGTCGCGAGAACGGCGCCAGAAAGCGTCTTCATTTCGTCGGCGGCGCTCTTTGCCTCTTCCGACAAATTGCCTTTGAGGTCAATCGTTTCTTCGTATACCGGCATGGATCAACCCCTCATCTTTGCAGCAATAGCTTCGGCGACAATCTTGTGGATTGCGGTGATCCAGCTACGACGCACACCCGCCTGTGGGAACACACCGATGATTTTGATCTGTCTCCCCTGCGCGACGACGTAGGCCTTTACCGCGTTGCCACTGCGCAACGGACCTCCGGGCTTACCGAGCTTACGGATCTGTTCATTGATGATGGGTACAACAGCCCTCGCCACCTCTTCAGGGACAAAGGCCAATGCACGTAGCGAGGCTGCAGCGTCTACAAGTTTATGTGCCACAGATTATTCAAACTTTGATTTGAGGTAGAGCCTTTGTCGCAATACCGTTTCGGCCACAATGTCACCGGCGACAAGCCCCTCTAGTTGAAGCTCTTCACCGGTGACAATGCTACGTAGCCAATCGGTAAGCCCGTCTCGAAAATCCCCGATTGATCTCAGTTGGGCCGCCCTGAGCTCGGCAATTATTTTACGTCGGGTTCCGCCGCCATCCCTGCAAGATGCAGCAGTGCTTTGGACGACGCCTCGGCAATGCCGGGCCACTCGTCTAGCAGCGCGTCGAATGCTTCGGGGGAAGGGTAAACAACGAGCTGCCGCGCGAGCTGTTCAGTCGCATCCGACGCAAGATCAGAATTGTTGATCCGCGAACGAAATTGCTTGTATTGAGCGCGTGAAGGCTTCTTGTAGACGACTTGCCATTCGCCTCCTGCAGCCTTGACCACGGCAATACGTCGGTGTTCGGACTCAAGCTTGGTAATGTCTTCTTGGCTAAGCATAAGGGTGTCCTTCAACCTTCGTCGTGCGAAGGCTCCGTGTCGAGAGGGTCGAGAGGGTCGAGAGGGGCCGAAGCCGGCGCACTATGCGCCGGCTTCGGGTCGAGGGGGGTTGGTGCCCCCCGGTCATGGAACGTAACAGTCGGTAGTGCCATCTATCAGCCTCCCGGCGGCGCCTGTAGCGGCGATGCCAAATCGTCCTGGCCGTTGTAGAGAATCTTCAACGGTTGGAGATCGATCTTTCGTTTGCTAGGATCTGTGCCTTCGGTGTTGGAGGATTCCGTGGAGTCCATAGTACAGCCAAGGATTGTATCGGTAATGGTGTCGAGACCGTTTTCCGAATAGCTCACAACCACCTGGAAAAAGACGTCTCCATAGCCGCCGTTCAGACCTTGCTGACTAGCTTGTGCGATAAGCGCAGCCTGAAGACCTGTGTACTCACTAAGGAGCAATTCGACATCGGCCGAATACTCATTCGCGCCTCGCGTCTTCGCGACGGGGTCCGGATGGTTTTCGCGGACGATAGTACGATTACGCTTACGGGCATAGTTGACGGCCGTGATATAAAAGATCTGCCCCGCCAGTTTGATCTCGACCGAAGCCCACGAATGGCGGACTCCGTTCGTCAACGGATATTGAATAGGTGTTGCCATTGATCAAACCGCCGCGTTAGGATTCTGGTAACTGAGACTTGCAGAGATCGTGAGCACGTAGCCGCGTGCAATGATCTGGCCTGAGACGTTGACGTTGCTTGTCGACTTGACGTTATTCGTTCGATCGACAATGACGCTTGCACCCGCGGCAAGTGCCGAGGGTCCTCCCTGAACAGGCTGCGAGATCATTTTCTGAGAGAACATGATCGCGTTGACGGAGTTAGCTAGGAGGGCCTCAATCGCGCGCGCGTCGCGCTCGTCAATCGTGCCGTTCGCATTGATTCGGACATCGTCATCCACGACCTGCTGACCTACGGTGTGGATGATCGTCGCAAAGATATCCATGACGCTGCCGAGCATCATCATGAAAAAGTCTGAGCCGAGCGGCGCTGCCGTAAGCGGATTCGTGACGTACACGCCCGGCAATCCGGTGCGAGTCATCAGAGACATAAACCGCCCGCCCGTGCCGCTGTTGATCACGTAGTCCAGGCCGGGGTTGATTCGCTCGTCATGGTAAACAAAGCCGTCCACAGGATCGAGCAGTGGATTCACGATGACAGACGTAAGCGCGCCGTCCTTCACTCTCCCGATATGTCGCTGCGGGGGTACAGTAACCGTGCGTGCGGCTGCAGCCCACGAAGCCGATCGCCTAAGTGCCGGAGCTCCGGTAGAAGCAGGGTTGGGGTAAGCCGTAGGCATATTCCAGTAAGCGGCTCCCGGACAAATTCGCCTTGCAGCCGTGGCTGAGTAATCGGTTTGCAGAGAGGCCATCCAAGCTTGCTCTGTCTCGCCCGTGCCTCCGTATGCCGTCTGTGGAGACACGTCACGAGTGGATACGTAAGATCGTGTGTAGACGTAACCGAGGGCGAGCGTATCCAGGTAGCCTTGGATTGTGGAGGCGGTAGAGCCGTTGCACGCGCCGACGATATGGGTTGAGCCAACGCCCACAACGGCATATTGAGAACCTTGAAAGGCAGTCAAAGCAGCCTGGATACCTGCCGTATTCCAGGTGGGTTCCGTCGTACCGAAGGTGCACGTCTGACCCGCGAGAATGCTACCCGCCGCAAGGTTGAGAGTCACACCCGTGTTGCCCACGACGTAGACTACCGCCACGCCAAGATTGAGCACGGGGCCGTAGTTACGACCTGCATCGAGAGACAGCTGGAAGGCAATGCCTGCGGTACCGATCGTACCTGCCGTAAGGAATAGGACCTTGACGTAGTACGTGTCCACCGGGGTCCCGGTAACCGTAACAACACTGGTACCTCCTGCCGACGTCGTGACAGCAGAGGCTGAGCCCGGAGTGCTAGTCGCCGCTTTGATCGCGATGGCAGTACCGCCCGCGAGACAAGTGAGGGCGGCGGCCTCGACAAGCGGACCTTGGCCAAGGTTGGTAAGCAGCGTGGTCGCGTTTCTGGTCGCGACGACCTGGCCAACCGCGCCTGCTGACGAACAACCGATTACTAGCTGGACGCTAGAACCGGGAATAATAATAGAGGCTGAGCCTCCATCGGAGATAGTAATATTTACGTTTCCGCCAGACGGCACGATCTCACCTCATCCTTAGTCACGTCACCCTGTTTCAGGGTTCGTGCCTTGCGAATTATTTAGATAGTTGGTTGGATTGACTTGCGTGGTGGAGGGCGCGTATTGCGTCGACGACCCGACAAGAGGAATCATCGGCTCGGACAAAACCGGCGTTTGAATCTCCAACGAAAATTCGATCTTGTGGCCGAATAGGTCCACAGTCGTAGCTGTTTCCAGCGAGTCTAACCAGACACCACTAGATGCAGTAAACAGGTTTGCCGCCGTTGCTTGCAACGACGCAATCACTTGATGATAGTATTGCTGAGTAGCATCGAAATCCGCCCCATAGTCTGGTGTGAGTACGGTGCCGTTTGAAGCGCATCCCCACACGGAAACTTGGAACGTCGTGAACTCTGTGTAGATAGGGCGTTGCTGCAGCACTACCATCGCGGTAGGGGTGGGTGTCAAATTCGCTGTGGCGAGCGCGTTAGCTCCGGCGCCCGTGACAGTGATCGTAGGGGGTCTCAAGTATCCCGACCCTTGGTTCGTTAGTGCGATACGCACTACCGCGCCCGTGCTCGATACAATCGGAGTGGCTGTAGCGCGTACTCCTGTACCGACGTCGGGAACGCTTATCGTAACGGTGGTGCCCGCACTATAGCCACCTCCGTATTGAGTCATCAGAATTGATCGGATCGAGAACCCCGGTGCGTTCGGGTTGTTCGGGTTGATCGGTTGTGTATTGACTGCTGCAGCCCTTGGACCGAAACGAAACGAAGTCGGGACGAATACGATTCGTGGAGGTGCCGTGTTCTCAGCGACACGGCTCCTACTGATTACGATCTGACCGTCAACTAAAGGGGGTAGACCGGCGGCCGCGATCTTAGCTACAACATCAAGAGATATTGCGTTTACAAGCGCGACCAAACCCGGCATATTACCAACCTCTATTTTTTGCCGTTACACCAGAGGCAACGAACACAACAGATTGCGTCATCAGGAGTGGCGTCAATGGGGGCGCCGCGTTCTGTGCAAGTGTCACCAAGGGGTGGGCTTGCTGCCGCTGAACCTTATTGAGCCAATCAATCGCGTCATCGTAACTGCGCTGAAACAACTGATCCGCAGTACTGTTTGGCGAGAAGCCTCGAATACGCAGTAGTTGTAGCGTCGCAATCTTGGCCACGGCCTGTGTAACAGCCGTATCCCAAGTGAGGAGCGGCACGGCGGTCTGACCCCACCTTGCGCGGAAGAACGTATCCGCGAAGTCACTAGCGACTTGCAGAGAGGCCGTAATCTGGGCCGCCGTCAAAGTGACTAGTGCCTGCGCGGGACAACCGACGTTTGCCAGATCGGTAGCAGTCGCGTAAGCCACTTAGGCGTTACCCTGCTTGACCCAATGCACGAAGTACATATCTGTACCCGTGAACACGAGGGTGTTATTACCGCCGGACGCTTGGAAGAGCGCGTGCTTGAAATCGAGGGAGATCGTCGACCCGTTAGGGACCGGGACCGAGGCACCGTTGAGCATCGTAAAGGACGCGCCGCCCGCCGAAGCATGAGCTGTCACTGCGATGATCACAGAACCTGTCGGAACCGTTGCGGTCCCGACAGATCCTGCGGTGTATCCCGGCGAGCCGATTAGGCCATGCCAGGGGGACATGGATTAGGCGCTCGACCGCGAGATGAAGTGAGGGAAGCCCCAAGCGGGCGCGCCTCGAGCAACGCTCCCAAGCTGGAACGTGTGCGTGTCGAACACAACCGGATCCTGTGGGTTGTTCCGATAAGTAAAGTCCGGCGCCTGACGAAGCAGCCAAGAGAGTGGCTTGATCGTCTTCTTGGTATCCATGAGATACCAAACGTTGTCCATCGTCGTACCACCAACCGCCTGTGGACCTCCGAGCTCCGGGAACATCAGGTAGTCCGCGTACGCGTTGGTCACGGTCGACGTCGAGCCAAAGAACGGCGCGTTAGGGCCAGGATTGGTACCTCCGCCGAGCTGTTGGAACTGGGTACTGCCCATGAACTGCGACTGCAGAATAACGTCGAATGCCAGCTTCATCATAGTGCCGGACATTGCGAGATTAGGGACGATGCCCCAAGGCTCGCCGGACTCGGTCTTACGCCGCGCCATATCCTGCCAGACGGTAGCGAAAGCGGTAACAGAAAGCTGACCTCCAACGGTCTGTCCATTGATGACAACGCCGCCGCCGGTGTAGTCATTCGGGAAGGTACCACGCGACGCATCCCAATAAGAGATCGGGTGCGCCGTGTTGAAGTGCGTAAGACCGTCAAGGGTAAGCTGACGCGAGCCAACCTGCGAGCCCTGATTCTGGAGAAGGTCACGAAGCTGATAGTCCGGCCACTTGCGCGCCTGGACACCCATGTTCGTGATCGTCGGGTTGTAGATCCCGTACGTATCGTCCTGAAGCTTGAACTGATCGATTGACTGCGTCAGCTCGAAGTTCTGAATCGGAACGAGGTAGGTCTGCGGTCCCGGCTGGCGCGTAATACGCGGCCCAACCCATTCCCGCATCTTGTCGACCATGCCCATCCAGCCGGAGATCCAAGCTTCGGTGCCGACTGGGAAGGTCGTTGAAATCTTGTCGGCAACGACTGGCGTAGCGTCGTATGCCTGGGAAAATCGGGTCTCAAGACCCGTGAAAAAGATATTGAGATTCTGGGGAGTGAGAAGCATCTAATGGACTTCCTATGCGCCTATCAGGGGGCGATCGTGTAGAAGACGTCAACGGAAACTGACCCTGCCGTAAGACCGGCAAGCGTACCCGTTGTGGCGGTAAGCGTGGCTTTGAGCTGCTGACCACCGCGTGCGGCATACGGGTTAGAGCCCGCAGTAGCAGTGACCAGAGAGGCGCCAGTGAACACCGACTGTGCGGCCAGGATTGAGCCGGCTGCATCCACGCCCCCCTGAAGGGACATCGTAGCAGCGGTAGCACCACCGCCGGAGAGTGGAGTAAGAACGTTGATCTCCGTCGCGACGAGACGGGCACTTGCCGGCATCGGAACACCCAGGTTGAACTGCGTGCCCGAAGTCTGCGCCTGAATCGTAACCAGTGGAAGCAGCACCGTGTAACGGAGAGTGAGCCCCACACACGATGGCGCACCCAGGTAGACCGGAACTTGAATGTTCGGGACTGCAACGCCCTGGCCCTGGAACGCGATACCCGCCTGGCCCGCGCCCGGGGGGCAAATGATCCCCGCGAATGGACGCACCGCAGACACACCACCCGAGTTGATCGAGACAGTGTTATTGTCCACGAAGTAGCAGGCCTGCCCAACGTTCACGGCGGTTATAGAGCCGTCCTGATTGTAGTAGTACACACCTGGACGAATCAAGACATTGAACGAACCAACCGCACCAAAAGGAATATTGGTAGACAGGTTATTCACCTGACGTTCGCATCGACCCCACACGAAAAGGCAAGTTGGGTCGCCTACGTCTACACAGTTGCCGTTGACGTCGCTGCCGACGGCCGTACCCGCGTAGAGAATCTTGTTAGCCGCAACCGGGAGCGAAAGCAGCGCCGGAGGGGGAAGCTCGTCGGTTCCGAGCTTGACGATCTGAATATCATTAATAGCAGCAGTCATGGTCTAAATCCTTTCAGTCGCCCCGGTGCTTGGTTCGCGCTCGGGCGGTCTGGCGCCCTTCGCTCTTTTCCATGTCCGCGACGAACGCATCGAATGCGTTAATGTTATCGCCAGTGATCGTAGCGACGATCTTCTTCTGAGCTTCGGTCATGTTCGCGGACGAGATAGCTGCAGCCTTGGGAAGCGCCGCCTCGTCTCCCTGAACACTACCATCTTCAAGCGTACGGACACGCTTGGGCAGGGTTGCGAGATATCCAGAAAGCCACTTCGGATCCGTCATGCCCTTTGCACGGAGCTCTCGCGACTGAATCTTCGTGAGCTTGCCATCCTTGCGGGCAGTGGCGAGCGACGCATCGACCTTGGCCGCGCGGTTTTTCTTCTTCAACGAAGCCACGTCGGCGGACACCCGAGAAGCAGTAGCAGCCGTCTTCGCGAGCGCTTCGAGTGCACCCTTAGCGGCGCGGCTCGACTTCTTGCCCGTGACCTTCGTCACAGCCGACTTGAGGCTCAGCGATGCCGCGGTAACGCGCTTGACGTTCCGCAGACAAGACTTCGCCGAAGCGATCGCCCGCGGGCTCTTAGAGCGCTTGGCAATCCGAAGAACGGTACGTGCCGATGCGAGCGCCTTCGCGCGGGCGTCCTCGTCCTCGTCCTCGTCCTCGTCCTCGTCCTCGTCCTCGTCCTCGCCGTCGTCACTCATAGGCTTCTTGGGGCCCTTGTCTTTCGACTTCGCGCCCGCCTTAGACTTAGCTTTCGACTTAGACTTGGCGTCCTCGTCCTCGTCCTCGTCCTCGTCCTCGTCCTCGTCCTCGTCCTCGTCCTCGTCCTCGTCCTCGTCCTCGTCTTCGTCGCTTCCCGCGGAACGGGCCTTGGACTTGAGAGTGAGCTTATCGTGGAACCGGGAAAGACTTGCGGCGGCCTTTTCGAGAACGGCCATCGCGGCCTCGCGAGCCCTCGAGTTGTTCGCTTTTGCAACGGCCCGACGGGCCTCGTCACGCTTTGCAGTGAGAGAGAGAAGCGTCATTTTATTTTGCCCTTAGGAGACGACTCAGCGTCATTAGAAGATACAGAGGTGACTACCGTTTTTAGGAAGCCACCCCATGACTTGACACCGTCTGCAATGCCGACGGATACCGCGTCTTGTCCGATGAACACGCCGGCTTCTAGCGAAGCCACCGCATCGACCGTGGTGTTACGTGCCTTTGCTACGACACTCCAAAACACATTCGCAAGCTTCATGACTCTTGCCTGAATGCGATCCCGAATATCGTCCGTAAGCTCGCGATCGGCGTGGTTGTCCGCCTTATTCTCGCCGCTCGTTACAAGCGCGATATTGAAGCCTGTTCGTTTGTTTTGCTCGGTACGATCATACAACGTCGCAATGACCCCGATGCTCCCGATCGTGCCCGTGTCGGGCAACCAGATCTCATCCGCCGCGCACGCAATCTCGTAAGCTGCCGAAGCAGCCATTTCGTTTGCGTACGCGTAGAGAGGGATCTTGTACTTCTTTCGGAGAGATCTCAGCTTGCGATGAGCGAACGTTGCGCCCGCCGCCTCACCCCCGGGAGAGTCTATCCGGAGCACCACAGCCAAGGGAGGTATAGGCTTGTCAGTCACTCCGATGTCAACGACATCGAATCCCGACATCGCCCGTTCGACGCGAAACAGAATAGACTCGTAAGAGTCCCACTGTTCCGTCGCGTGATGCTCAAGAGGTCCGTGGATCGTTACGATCGAAATGTTGTCTTCCGTGCGTTCGTTCGGAGGGACTCCCGTATACAAATACGAGAAGTCCAACGCCTGTGGTTCGATCGCGAGGATCTCGCCGGCCCGTGATTGCGAACGGAATTGCCGAGGTTCAATCTTGGTCCTCGTCCTCTTTTCCATTGTCGTCTTTCTTGGCTTCCTCATCTTCAATTGAAGACGAGTCTGCAATGGCTAGCTTCGCTTCGACTTGGAGCGGTTGAGTAACTTCTACGTCTAGACCTTTGAGCCCAAAGCTCTGTGCGAACGCTGGAACGTCCTTCACGTGGTACCCCGCGAGTCTCATATTTTGGAGTGCGAATGCGAACGATTGAAACGTCGAAGCTTTCGCTTTGAGGTCCTCTTGGGGCCGAACGTCCCATTCAACCATCGGAGCCAAGTCCGCGTTACCGAAATTCACGGCGGCGAACGGTCTAGCGATTTGCATGTAGACCGTGCGAGCAAGTGAACGGGCGTCCGCCTGAATGATTGTTTGCTTTACATCGGCGTGGACACGAGCTGCAGCGAACGATCCCTCTTTTACCTGCGTCGTCAGATTCTGCCCGAGCAACGCAAGAGTGATCTCATCGTTACATTGGTTAATGAGCTCCTTGAAGCCCAACCAACTAGCATCAGCCGGTTCGAGATAACGAAGGTCATACTTTCCATACTTGGCCGCATCCGGGCCCCCGGGGAGCTGCAAGACAGACTCTTGACCAATACCGACTAGCTGTGTCTGGTAAGCAAGAATGTCCGTCGGGTCCGCGCCGAAAGGGGTATCCGCGAGCAAGATGGGAAAGCCGTGTCGCTCCGAGTATCGAGCCCAGTCTCGCAACGCGTAGTTACGTGCAAGCCACCACTGCGCCACCGCTCGAATGGCACCCCGCATCCACCCTCGATACGATCCGTAGGGTGAGTGCAAAAGCCAATGCCCGTCACCAGGAGTAATGGCAACCTGACCGTCTCTCGTGATCGCGATGTGTGATCGCTGGATCCAATTGTACCAAGTGAAACGAGCGTTGAAGGATTGGATGTATGGCTTCCAGATCTCTTTTGACGTATCCCAAAGTAACTGTCCAGGTGCATTGCCTAGGCTGTTCGCAGTCTCCAGGATGTCGACCAATGCAGGTTCCGCCGTCATTTGGGGCCAATGGGCTTCCCAGGCACGAAGACACTTCTTTGCACGAGGGTCATCGCGAAAGCGGCGTGGCATCGTAAAGCGGACGGGCTGGCCAATAAGGCCGGACGACCTAGAGCGCATTGCGGATTGAACACGGGAGTCCGCGGCGATCGCGTCGTGGAGCTGCGCCGGGACGTTGAAAAGCCCCGTGGTCAGATCCTGCAGTGCGGCGCGTACGTTCGAGATCGACCAGCCGGTCTGGACGGCGAGGTTTGGAATTTCCCGGTCGATGCGCTGGGCGCGGACGCGGGTTGCCTTGTAGTCTGCAAGCGGATCAGTAGGGGGCTGAAAGGCCGGATCATCCGTCGCGGGAATGACATCCTGGCCAATCAGCGGACCGTGTAAAGTGGAAGTGCCTCCCGCAGGCTGCTTTCCCGTGAGAGGCTTCTTCGCCATGACTTCTTACCTCGGCATGTCCTCGTCAGAGAGGAGTCGGATCGTTGCGTCTTTCTTCTCGATGGCGGCCACGAGGAGTTCCCCGTTCTTAGCCCTCTGCTCTTCCACCGCCTGCCGGTAAGGCATGTTCAGTACCGCCACGTAAAGATGTGTCTCCATTGCGGCTGCGAGTGCCTTCTTCGGAAGGTGTCCCGCGATCAGTTCCGCTTTCGTCTTCCACGCTTGCCCTGCGCATTCCGGGTGTCTGCAAACCCACTTCACGTCTTTCGTATCGAGCACCTGCGAAAGGTCTTCGACTTCAAGATGAATCTTGCCGCCGGCGGCCAAGATGCGCCCGCTATCCAGCGTAAGAGGGAAAGTGAGCTTGTGCTGAAGCATCGCGCCGATGACGACTGGGATGCAGCCGTAAACGCGGTAATCGGGACCAGTGTTAGTAATCATAGTGCGTTAGTACCTGGGTGAGGGTTTCGAGACTAAGAAGAAGAGAGATCGTAAAAGTCCCGTTCCGACAAAGGATTAACATCCTTGAATCGTTCCGAGTCAAAGCAGATAGTGAGTTTTGCTACGGGCTTGTCTCTACCCGCAGCCATAACGAAGCCATTGACGACACGGCTATTACTGCGGCCGCCCGCACCAATCGTTGCGGTGCCCACACCGCGGCACGAAGAAGGGAGATCGAAATAGAAAGAAGCCTGATCAAGTGCGAAGGCTCGACAGAGCTCCGAATGGGAAAAATCTTTCACGGAACGCCAACGGTCGTCGCCCTGAAACATTGAACCCGGTGCACCGTTGAATCGAATCGGAATCACACTCCCCCCTCCCACTTATTGCGGGGGGTAGTGCGCCTGGGTTCCCTATTCGGTTCAGAGGAGTACGTCGCGCCCTCTGCCGAACAGATATCCTCGATCTCAAAAAGTGCTTCGACTTCGGTTTCAGCTTTGATGGGTTTCAGACTTCGCTTTACCATTCGGTCCGCTTTCGGAAATTGGTTTCCGCAAAAGCCTTCGTTGGCTTGCGCGGCTTTTGATTCGTTACGTATTGCCGAGTAAGGAATTCGCAATGGTCCGTATCTCCGGACAAGGCTGCTAAGACGATGTCTTGCTCGAGCGTTGTCCGTTGCCTAGGACCGAGTGAGTCGAGGCCTAGAGCTTCTCTAGCCGCGTTCACTGCTAGGATCGCAATCTCCTCGTCTGGATTATCGCTTTCGGCAATGACTTCGATCGTCTGTCCGTGGATAGTAAAGAGGCACGCGCAAACTCTCCGGCCGTTCTCTCGAATGACTTGGACTCGTACATCCGGAGCTACTTCGCGTAGCCATGCGAAAAGAGATTCCCTGCTGTATTGACCTACCATTGAAATCTCTCTGAAACGTTCGTGGATGCTGCCGGAGCAAACGAAGTCGGAAACGATCGAGGGATCTGACGCGAAGCATCGGGAATGCTCTCAACCATGATCTCTGTGAGACCCCACACAAGAGCGTCCAAGCGATCCGATTGGGAGGTGCGTTGCTCCTCCGTCATTTCTTGCGAGGCGTCTCCGGAGTGGTGTCCGCCCGTCGGCAAATTGGCCGGGTCCCATCTAACGAGTTGATCTTCAAGCGTCGTGAATTCCCCGACGTGATGAACGCGTCGTTGCTCATACAACGCTGCTACCGGCTCTGCTCGAATGGCTTTACCGCGCGCCGCACGCACGCCTTTATAAGGGATGTTGCGGTCGACCGTGCGAAGGACCATTTCGACTAACGCGCCACCGATGTTCAATTCGGTAACTACCCGATCCGCCTTCCACTTGCGGTAGGCGTTGACGACGATGACCGCCCATTCCTGGGGTGTCGCAACGGTCGACAAGTCTGCAAGGATGTACGCGTGACCGTCAATGCCAACGCCCATCACGATGATCCCACACTCGCAAGATTGCGCGTTCGCAGTCGCGGCCGGATCTACTGCGATGATGATGCGCTTCATCGGAGGCGCCTCGTCAACACGGCTACCGTCGATGTCCTCGCGCCTCCACATGCCCCCTGGGTTGTCTTCCAAGATCTCGGCAAAAAGCTCCTGACGACCTAGCCGTGTGCCCCCGTACTTGCGTAGGAGCTTCTCGGTAAACCCGGGAGCTAGGTTTGCTCTGTTGTCGAGCGTTGATCCTGTGGAGACCACAGTGCCTAGATCTTTGACTAACATCCGGATCAACGGCGTCGGCTTCGGGGTTGTAGTGATGCAACACTGCGGTTGCTTCCCTAGCCGAAGAACCATTTGCAATTGGTCCCAAGCCTGTTGTCCGTAGTTCCACGCGGCGATCTCGTCCGCCCAGGCTTTCTCGTATTGAGGTCCTCGGAGTGAGTCCGGCTCCTCTGCAGAGAACGTCGTTGCGATCGCGCCGTTCGGCCACGTGAGTCGACGATTCGACGGGTTCCATTTCGGCGTCCGCGACGGGTGCGCGGTAGCCAAGATGCCGGACTCTCCCTCCACCATGACGTCTCGGATGTCCGCCGCAGTGCGAGCAACGAGCGCGATGCGCATCGCGCCGCCGGCGACTTGCTCGTGTACCCACTCTGCGCCGGAGCGCGTCTTCCCGAAGCCACGACCCGCAAGGATTAACCAGTTGTCCCACGGGCGGCCATCAGGCAACGACGCCGGAGCAATCTGATTATCTCTCGCCCAGATCCGCCACGTGTAGATCAACTCCAAGGCTTCCGCCTGTGATAGGCTCGCCACTAACGACTGGGCTTGCGCCTTCGTCAGTTTCTGGAATTTGGATCGGGAGATCATTTTTTACGGGGGCCACCTCTTCCGAAGGGCCAATAAGTTTTTCGAGCCGAGACATAAGGGCCACGTGCGCGTCGAACGACAGAGAGAGGCCTCCCGAGATATCGATCTTTTCTGACGCCGCGAGACCAAATAGTTTCGTCTTTTTCTCTAACGCGGAGATCACGACGAACGCTGAGTTAGCGTCCCCATCGTCCGCCGCTTCGATGCTCCCTCGGATGATGCGATCAAGCTGATGAGAAACAATCTCACGGCGTTCGTTCACACGATCAGCAAAATCCCCGGACACCTTAGAGAGCTCCGAAGTAATGCCATCCCTAACGCGCTCAAAAGGCTTTTGAAGCTTGCGCGAAATCTCCGCCACAGTCAGTCCGGACACGTGCAACCGCACAGCCTCCACATGCCAATCCAGCCTTGCGACTTTGGGCGCGGACTTCTTCTTTCCGAGAGTCTTGATCAAACGGCGCGCGAGTTTAGCCTTCGCTGCTTCCAGTGTCTTCGGGGTGATCTTCTTCGTCGTGGCCACGGGTCTTCTCTTCATTCGCAAACGTCACCAAGAGATCCTCGATCACTCCGGCTACCGTGCCCGTTGCGCCCGCAAGCTTCGTTGCGAGAACGTAAGACAGCATGGAGATCCGAAGTCTCTTTGTGTGCCGATCTCCCTCGGGGATGTTAGGGCCAGATCTCGCGCGGCAACGCCGGTCGCGAACACCGTCGCCCCTAGGGGTTCGGTAGCCCGTCACCAAAGGTCCCAAGTCGACAGCGAGGGGGCCTCGAACGTCGCGGCGTCGAACTGGTCGGGGTCGAGAAGGAAGCCTCGCGTAATTTGGTCCAGGTGCCGACGATGACGCCGGTTGAACGATCGCTTCAGATCCCGGACGGTCCGCGACGGGATGCTCGCATACCTGGGTGTTCGCGATACGTACTTCTGAACGGCCGGTCGGGTTGTAATCATATCCAACTCCAAGCAATACCCACTACACGAGATAGACCGCATGCCCCTCACCGTGCGCACGGGAGTAGCTTTCAGAATTCGCGTTACGCGTCTTCCGTGGCCGTGCGGCGCGGCCGTTGTGTCCATATGGACGGGAGTCAAATATCGATGGCCACGTTAGCGGCCAGGGACTTTCGATTCCCAGTTCTTCGTTTAGGAGTCGAACCCAATACCACCCCGTTATATTGGGGCCGCTCTTCCATTGGCGTACCGAAGAATATTTTGCCTACCCCTACCTACTGAACGAGATGCACTTTTCTGCATGGCGCGGCGCGTTGGTACGGGGTGGGGCCCAGCTGGCCGCGACCTCCCGAGCCGGCGGTGGG